ATACCTATGATAGGTTCAATAATCAGTTCCGTTATATTCCTTGTAATGCTGATATTGCCGGTCTAATGACTCGCACTAATATTGTTGCATATCCTTGGTTCTCTCCTGCAGGTCAGCAAAGAGGAATTTTAAATAATGTAGTTAAACTTGCATATAATCCAAATAAGGCACAAAGAGACCAACTTTATCCACAAAGAATTAACTCAATCATAACTCAACCTGGAGTTGGAACTCTTCTTTTTGGAGACAAGACTGCTCTTGGATATGCATCTGCATTTGATAGAATTAACGTTCGTCGTTTGTTCCTTACAATTGAGCAAACACTACAAAGAGCTGCACAGGCACAACTCTTTGAATTGAATGATGAACTTACCAGAGCAAACTTTAAGAATATTGTTGAACCATACCTTCGTGATGTAGAAGCAAAGAGAGGTCTCTACGGATTCCTTGTTGTTTGCGATACCTCAAATAACACTCCTGATGTGATTGATAATAATGAGTTCCGTGCCGATATCTTCCTAAAACCAACCAAATCAATTAATTATGTAACTCTCACTTTTGTTGCGACTCGCACTGGTGTTAGTTTTGAAGAAGTTGCTGGAACTGTTTAATTAAAATAAATAAATTAAAAGGAGAATCCAAAAATGGCAACACAAAAGACTATCACTGATTTTAAAACAGCACTCGTTGGTGGTGGTGCTCGTCCTAATCTGTTTGAAGTTTCAATTGGCAACATTCCATCACCAGCAGGAACTCTTCCTGAAAAATTTGTAGTACTATGTAAGGCAGCTAATCTACCTGCCTCAAACGTTGCATCTATTGATGTTCCTTTTCGTGGAAGAATTTTTAAGGTTGCTGGTGATAGAACCTTTGATACTTGGCAAATTACTGTCATTAATGACAACGATTTTGCGATTAGAAAGGTTATGGAAGATTGGATGCAGCATATTGCTCAATATAAGGATGCAAGTGGTACCACCGATCCTGCTACATATATGGCAAATGCAACAGTGACCCAGTTGAGCAGAAGTGCATCAACAATTACAGCATCAAGCACTAGTGGTGTTGCCGATGCCAAACAATATATATTTGAAGATATTTTTCCAACTAATATTTCTGCAATTGATCTTTCCTTTGATACATCAGATACGATTGAAGAATTTACTGTTGAATTTCAAGTGAATTACTGGTATCCTGCAGAAAAGACCAATTGATAGGGTCAATAAATAGTATAAACTGATTAAATAAATTATGGCAAGGTTGTTTGGATTCTCAATTGAAAATAGTGAACCAGTATCTCCTACTGTGGTTTCCCCCGTTCCTCCTAATAATGAGGACGGGGTTGACCATTATTTAACTAGTGGTTTTTTTGGTTCTTATGTTGATATTGAGGGAGTATATCGCACAGAATATGATTTAATCAAAAGATATCGTGAGATGGCACTACACCCGGAATGTGATAGTGCAATTGAAGATGTTGTAAATGAGGCAATCGTATCGGATACAAATGATAGTCCTATTACGATTGAACTTTCAAATTTAAATGCAAGTGATGGAATTAAGGACAAAATACGCAAAGAATTTAAATATATTTTAGAACTTTTAGATTTTGATAAAAAATCTCACGAAATTTATAGAAATTGGTATATTGATGGGAGATTATATTATCACAAAGTGATTGATTTAAAGAGACCTGAATTGGGAATTCAGGAGATGAGATATATTGATTCACTTAAGATGAGATATGTTCGTCAGGCAAAAAAGACCGATAATGATAAGTATAAATTATCAAACAGAAATGTTGATAATCCAATGGATTATGAGTTTCCTGAGATTGAGGAATATTTCATATATAATCCAAAAATGACATATCCAACAGGTACTCCGGCACCAGGAGCACTTGGAGGTTCTTCTAGTGGAATCAAGATGTCAAAAGATTCCATTACTTACTGTACTTCTGGTTTAGTAGATCGTAATAAAGGGTCAACTCTTTCATATCTTCATAAAGCAATCAAGTCTCTCAATCAATTAAGAATGATTGAGGATAGTCTCGTAATCTATCGTCTCTCTCGTGCTCCTGAAAGAAGAATATTCTATATTGATGTTGGTAATCTTCCAAAAGTAAAGGCAGAGCAATATCTTCGTGATGTAATGAATCGTTATCGTAATAAGCAAGTGTATGATTCTGCGACTGGAGAAATTCGTGATGATAAGAAGTTTATGGCAATGCTTGAGGATTTCTGGTTACCTCGTCGTGAAGGTGGTAGAGGAACTGAAATCACTACACTTCCTGGTGGACAGAATCTTGGTGAAATCACAGATATTGAGTATTTTAAGAAAAAACTTTTCCGTTCTCTAAATGTTCCTACATCAAGAATGGATGGAGAAGGTGGATTTAATCTTGGTCGTTCATCAGAAATCTTAAGAGATGAAGTTAAGTTTAGTAAATTTGTTGCTCGTTTAAGAAAAAGATTTTCTGTAATGTTTAGTGATATGCTCAAGACTCAATTGATTCTAAAAAATATCATTACTCCAGAAGATTGGGAGATAATGAATGAGCATATTCAATATGATTTCCTATATGATAATCATTTTGCCGAACTGAAGAATACAGAACTGTTAAATGAAAGACTTACGATGGTCGCAACGGCAGAACCATATATTGGTAAGTATTTTTCACAAGATTATGTAAGAAGAAATATTCTTCGGCAGACTGATATTGAGATTATTGAACAGGATGATTTGATTAAAAACGAAATTGAAAAGGGTATTATTCCAGATCCAAATCAACCTATAGACCCGGCAACAGGAATGCCAACAGATCCGGCATCTCAAATGGATTTGGGTCAACCAGTGATGGAGCCAGATTTAAAAGGTGATGAACAAATCGTTGCACCAAGGCAAAAGGCAATGGAAATGCCGAAGGGTGGAGAGATATAAATAGAAGCAGTTATGTCTAATGGTAATAAAATGGATGATTTAATGGATATGATTGTTGCTGATGAGTCACCATCACAAATCAGTGATAAGATCAAAGATATGCTATTTTCCAAGTCGGCAGAAAGAATTGATGCTTTCCGACCCGTTGTATCATCCGCAATGTTTGGTGATGATGAGAGTGAAAACGAAGAGTATGATGAAGAGTAATTAAGAATTTATAAATAACTAAAAGTGTATCAAATAAAATAATGGCTCATAGACCAGTTGGGGCTGGATCCTCATTCAACTTCACAGCAGGAACTGCATCAACATCTTCTGCATTTTCTGTTCAATCAAGTGTTGTAAGAATCGTTTCTGTAGGTGGTGCTGCATTTGTTGCCGTTGGAGCAACTCCTTCTGCAACTAATGCCGATTATTATGTTCCCTCTGGTGGAACTGCAACACTTGCACTCACAAAGGCATCTAATCGTGTTGTTGGAGTGACAACAGGAACTACAACAATCGTGACTGTACCAGAAGGAACTCAAGTTCCCTTTGGTGTTGGAGATTATGTAACTTTGAGTGGTTCAACATACCATAACTTCACACATCAACAAGTTCTTTCAGTTGATACTTCTTCCGGAGTTGGTGGGTATTTTCAGTCAAGAATGACTGTGAATTATAACTCAAGTGGTATTGTAACAGCATTCTCATCCGCAGATGCATCTGTTATTACATCAAATAAAGTTTCCGCATATGGTGTTGGTGCAGGAACTCTTTATTATCAACAAGTACAAATTTCCGGAGATGCCTGATGAAACTTATTACCGAAGAGATTGAATCAGTAGAAGTCATTACTGAAAGTATAAATGGAAAGAAAACTCTTTATATCAAAGGACCATTTCTTCAGACCGAACAACCAAATCGGAATAAAAGAATTTATCGTATGCCCGTGATGGAACGTGAGGTCAAAAGATATACAGAGCAATATGTAAATAAAGGTCGTGCTCTTGGTGAACTCGGACATCCAGATGGTCCAACAGTCAATCTGGACAGAGTTTCTCATAAAATTACAGAACTTTATCGTGAAGGTAATAATTTTATTGGAAAGGCACAAATTCTTTCCACTCCTATGGGTAAGATTGCAGAGGCACTTCTCAAAGAAGGTGTGATGCTCGGTGTTTCTTCTCGTGGTATTGGTTCACTAAGACCAACTCAAAATGGATATAGTGAAGTTGGTGAAGATTTTATGCTCGCAACTGCTGCTGATATTGTTGCAGACCCCTCTGCACCTGATGCATTCGTTCAGGGGATTATGGAAGGTAAGGAATGGGTATGGGATGGTGGAGTGCTCCGTGAGCATTCTGCAAGGAAAATCTACAATAGAATCAATACATTAGTTTCACAAAAA